GCAGATAAAGATGTAGTTCGTAGACAGAAACGTAAGCTCTCTTACTATGCAAACATCTATGTAGTAAAAGATCCCACTAATCCTGCTAACGAAGGAAAAGTTTTCCTTTATAAGTTTGGTAAGAAGATCTTTGATAAAGTAATGGAAGCAATGCAACCAGAGTTTGAGGATGAAACACCAATCAATCCTTTTGATTTCTGGCAAGGTGCTAACTTCAAGTTGAAGATCGTCAAGAAGGATGGTTATTGGAACTATGATAAGTCAGAGTTCGATAAAGTATCTCCTCTACTTGAAGATGATGATGCACTAGAAGCATTATGGAAGAAGCAGTATTCTCTTGCTGCTGTCACTGCTGCTGATCAGTTTAAGTCTTATGATGATCTTCAGAAACGTCTGAAGTATGTTCTAGGACAAAGACCTCCTGCACGTCGTGTAGATGAGGAAGTGTTTGATGAGGACAACTCTCGTGGTTCTTTCCAACCTAATTTTGAGACACGCAAGGCAGAAGAAACTGTGACTGCTGCTGTCTCTTCATCTAGTCAGGATGAGGATGATGCACTGTCATACTTTCAGAAGTTAGCAGAAGAATAGCTGAGGTAAATTCGACTTTTTATTCCAAAAAAGTCGGAAAAAAAACTCCAGTATTTTTTTGCCCTATTACTTTTTTTCTATTGGTATAATCTAATATTTTCTGCTCTCTTTAAGGTTTCATCGACATATTCGGTGGAACCTTTTTTATATGATGAAATATCATTTATATCATCAAGGACAACAGATATAAATTCGGGTCTTAGGATAAATAACTCTCTTTTCTCATTTTCTAAATTATGCTCATAATCAAAATTTGTTATTGGTCTAGTAATATCGTTTTCTTCAGTCATTCCATTAAGCCAATAATCAAAGTAAATAATATTATAATCAGAACTTACTTCTAATCCTGCAGGTACAATAGTTACTCCATTTGTATCTTTAACTTCTACAGTTTCATAATGATGAACTCCGTTATATATCTTGTTATAATCATTATCATACTTATCTAATAGATATCTATCAAAATCTGCTTGAGGTAATGGCCATTCATTTGGAATATTGACTATATTATTTGCTAATAGAATTAACCAATCTAAGGTAGAATCTTTATATATTTCTGCTGCAACATTATCTGGTCTATCATCTCCCTTAACAGTGTATTTTTGAAAAAATGTTAGATTTTGGTAAATATCTTCTCTAAGGAAAACTCTTTTGAAAAGATTTTTTACAGTAATATAGTCTGATATTTTAGCATTAGGTAATCTGCTAACATATTCAAAATCTGGGATTAAATTGAAATAATTTGACATTTTAGAAACCTATTTCTGCTGGAAAGTCTTCATTACCATAATCATCATTGTATACAGGATTAAGTTCAGTATATGTCATTGTCATTTGATAAGCAGTCATTACACCATCCTGATATGTTGAATATTGTCCATTTGGTGCATAATCAACACCTAATGACTGTAATGCACATTCTTTAAATTTATTTAAGAACTTATGTTGCTCTCCTTCAGAATTTCTGTAAGATAATTTGAATGTATGAGGAGATTTCATGAATAATCTAGATTTTGTTCTAATTGGAGCCATTCCTTGTTTAAAAAATCTAAGGATTTTAATAACAGTGTCTGCTTCCTTTTTATCTCTTGGTGCAAGAAGATATTGAAAACTAAAGGTTCTTAGATTAGGACCACCAAATAATAATTCCATATTTGGGTTAGAAATTGCACCTGTGGTTCTGGTTAATAATTGTGCTCCACCTGATGCCATTCCTGCAATAACTGCTGCAAGTGCTTTTTTATTATCACCAAAACCTTCTGCTATTTTATTTGCTTGTCTTCCTACTTCACTAACACCTTCACCTGGACCTTTTTCCACGGTAGTTAATGCGACATTAGCTAGTGCCATATCTAATGGAGTCATTGTTTGCCCACCCCAAGTCACTGCTTGACTGTCTTGAATTCCTCCAGGAATAGGAAGAACAACAGTTCCTATGGTTCTACCTTTAAAATCATTGGATCTTTCTTTAAAGGCAAAGTGTTTTTCATCAAATGCTCTGGGTTCATATTTCATCATATCAAATTTTAGAAAATCTTGTCCACCACTACCTTCTCTTAGTGTTTTTGGAAATACATGTAATCCAAATCCTGAGTTTCTTGTTCCATCTTCCCCTGTACCTGCACCACTATTAAGAAAGTCTTGTTGATCTTTTAGACTTGCTCTTCCTTCTGATACTTCCAACCCTTTATTTTTCCAAACGAGATCCTGAGCTTTAGATTGAGCTTCTTTTACGGAGACGCCTTCTTCTTCAACAATTGTTTTACCAACAATTAGTTCAGCTTTATCTCTTAAAGTTCCATCTTTTGCAATTTTATTAGCAAAATCCTTATCATCTTGATTTACATTACTAAACCATTTTCCATTAAAATCCCATGTTCCATCTTTCTTTAAAGTTCCTACTTTTTTATCTGCAAATCCAAAATCTTCATTCCATAGTTCAATATCTCCAGTTTCTTCATTAACTAGAGGAAAATATGTTTCACCAGTATCTGGATCTGTAAATCGGTTGGCTTTGTTATCATTACCATACCATCCCGATCTATCTCTATTGTATAAACTCATTTAAACTACAAGTTTTTATTTATTTAGGATGAATTTCCCATAAGGTATTGCAAGAAGGTCATCAAGTTCATTATTTTGTATAATATAGAGTTGTCCTGCTAGTTCTTCCCATGTATAATTACGAGATTGTCTCCAATGAAAGTTTAATCCTTTAAATCCCCATGACTGTAGATCTGTGCAAGCAATTAGTGGATGTTGGTCATATGTAATGTTAGGTGTTTTTGCATTGTAGACAAAAGTATAGAATTTTCCTACTTCAGGTATGGGAGTTACAGTATTGTTTAATGCTTCCATAATTTCCATCATCATTTCTTCTGGATCATTAGTTCTATTATTCAAGTCACTCAAATATTCCCTGACACGATTATCTTCCTCCATTTCTGCAGCATTTCCAAATCCAAATGAATCTGTCATTATCTTATCCCTAGTTCTTTTTCGGTTATAATTTTAAATTCAATTTTTCTATCTTTACACCATTCATCTGCTGCTTTCCATTTTGCTTGATTTACAGCATATGTTTGACATTCGTAGAGATATGATTTAGTCACTCTTTTTCTTTTTTTAGGTTCCTTTGTTTGTTTAAGTGGTTTTACTTCTATAACATAGGTCTTCAATTGACCTGTATTTTCTTTAACTTTGATGATAAAATCTGGAAAATATCTACGGACTTTACCATCAGGAGCACGGTAAGGTATCCAAAATTCTTCACTTCCCCACTCTGTAATATTTTCATTTAGATCACAATAATTACAAAATCGTCTTTCCCATGAACTACGGCAAATGATGTTAGTTATATCACCTTTATATTTCTTTGGTTTCTTTGGTTTAAATATGCTCTTAATACTTTCTGCCATATCTCTTATACATAATATATAAGGTCAAAAAGTATTTATAAATGCCAAGTACAAGAACAATTTCCGACATTAAGGCAAAATTATTAAGACCAGCAACTACTTCTCATTTTGAGGTGGAAATTCCTACCAATTGGATTCCTAATCAAGGAGCAGGACCGCTTGAAAAATGGATTCAAGGAGATGATCAGGACAGAATTAGATTAATGTGTTCAGAAGTAAGTCTTCCTGGATCAAATTTAGCTACATTTGATATTAACAATGATAGAACAGGTGTAACAGAGAAGCATGTGCATAGAAGAATATTTGATGATAGGATAGATTTAACTTTTTATGTTGATGCTGGAGTTTATAGACCAATTCGGTTTTTTGAGGACTGGATGGATTATATTACTAATCCAGCTGAAGAAGCAGTGCAAATTCCAGCTGCTCCACTTAGAAAAGAGGATCCTAATTATTTTTATAGGGTGAGATATCCTCAAGGTGAGGGTGGTTATATGGCTGAACAAGGATTGGTAGTTAGAAAATTTGAGAAAGATGTTGCATATGGTGGTGATGGAACAGAAAAAGGAAGAGGTGCAAGGAAGGTTGCTGGTGGAGGTGCTTTAGAATATAAATTTGTTAATACATTTCCCTTAGCAATAAATTCTATGCCCGTTTCATATGAAGCATCTTCTTTATTAAAATGTACAGTATCAATGAGTTATATAAGGTATGTTGTGAATCATATATCCACACCAAGGGATGTTGCTGGTTTACAGGAGGCTCAAAAAGGAAGGAATAAAGATTCTAAATCATTTGCTATATTCAATGCTGAACAATTAGCAAGTCGTACTGTTTTACCAGCAGGTGATATTCCTTATTTTCCACCACTATCATTGAATCCTCCATTTATGAGACCACCATCGCCTGATCCACCAATATCAGTAGTTTAAACAACCCTGCTAAATAACAATACTGAAGTGTTATAGGACATTATGCCTTTACCAAAAATTGCGACTCCAACCTATGAGTTGGAGTTACCTTCGACAGGTGCAACTATTAAATATAGACCATTTCTTGTAAAAGAAGAAAAGGTTCTTGTAATTGCTCTAGAGAGTGAAGATAATAAACAAATTACTAGTGCTATTAAGGCAGTTCTTAAGAGTTGTATTCTTAGCAAAGGAGTTAAAGTAGAGGATCTTCCTACTTTTGATATTGAATACTTGTTCCTCAACATTCGGGGTAAGTCTGTTGGAGAAGATCTAGAAGTTAATATTATTTGTCCTGATGATGAAGTGACTCAGGTTCCAGTAACAATTGCTCTAGATGAAATTGAAGTTCAGAAAGATGATAACCACACCAATAGGATTAAAGTAGATGATTCTATTATGATGGAAATGAGGTATCCATCACTTGAACAATTTATTAAAAACAATTTTGATTTTAATGATAAAAATGCGATGGATCAATCATTTGAGTTGATTGCAAGTTGTATTGATAAGATTTATACTGAAGATGAAGTATGGGCTGCTGCTGATTGCACTAAGAAAGAAATGAAGGATTTCTTAGAGCAAATGAATTCCAATCAATTTAAGGAGATTGAGTCTTTCTTTGACACAATGCCTAAATTATCTCATACGATTAGTGTTACTAATCCTAAGACAAAAGTGAAGAGTGATGTAGTTTTGGAGGGTTTAGCGTCTTTTTTCGCATAGCCCTACTGCATATGAGTTTGGAGAGTTACTTCAAACTAAATTTTGCCTTGATGCAGTATCATAAATATAGCTTAACAGAGATTGAAAATATGATGCCTTGGGAACGAGACATCTATGTGGCTCTACTTCAACAACATCTTGAGGAAGAAAAGTTAAAGCAACAGCAACAAGCTAATGCCCGATAAAGAACTCTTAGACAAAGAGAATAAAACTATACTAGAGATTCTTAAGACCATACAACAATATGGTATGGGAGCTTTGTCTAAAAAAGAGATGACAGAACTTATTGAGGCTGATAAGACTAATTGGGGTGATAATATTGATGAGTTTATTAAGGAACAGGAATCTTTAATTTCAGGAGAACGTGATGGTGAATATTTAAGTGCGGAACAGAGAAAGACAATAGTAAGAAAAAGGAGGATGAAATCCTCTAAGTTTTTTAGTAAAGGTCAAACAAAAACAGCAGCAGATACTATAGGAACTGGTTCTCTTGCTGTTAGAAGTAATACTGGAAAAATAAGTTCTAAAAAATTTATTCCAGAACCTACTGAAGAAAAAGGAGGATCACTAGCAGAGATTCTTACTGGTGTCAATTCTATTGTCGAAACTTTAAAAGCAGGTCAGAAGCAAGATAAGAAACATAAGAATTTTCTGCAAAGAATGGTAGAAAGATTTAAAAGAAGGAGGGATGAAAATAAATTAGAATTTAAAATATTAGATGGAATAAAAAAGACAGCATCAACATTACTTAAACCATTCAAGAGTGCATGGCAAAAGATGTTGGACTTTATAGGAAAAGTTCTTCTTGGTAGAGTTCTTTTTAAAGTTTTGGAATGGATGGGTAATAAAGAGAATCAAGGAAAGTTGAATAGTATTATAAAATTCTTTGAGGATTGGTGGCCTGTTCTTTTAGGTGGGTACTTGATATTTGGTAATGCTTTAACTGGATTTGCTTTGGGATTATTGAAAAATGTTGTAGTCTGGGGAGCAAAATTAGTAGCAACAGTTATTCCAGCACTTTTAAAAGCTGCTGTTGCCTTGGGTCCGTGGGGAATAGCTGCGGCTGCTGTTCTGGGGGGAGGAATATATTTGGCTACGAGAGGTAAAAAAGATGAAGAATCTCCTCCTGATCAAGAAATGGGGGATGATGGTGTAACAGAGGAAACTCAAGGGTTTAAAGGGGGTGGATTAGTTCAACATTATAATAATTCTACTCAACAAGCTTCAAATATAATTCAAGGATTTAATGAAGGTGGTATTGTAACTGACCCAGAAGAGAAAAGACAACAAGAAGAATATATGCTTAAGTTTGTTAATGATGAAAGAGCATTGCAGGGTATGGAACCTTTAACTGATTTAACTTATGCTCCAGGTGTGGAACTTACAAAGATGGTGGGTCCAGGTCCAAGAACAAAAGAAACAACAGATACTTTTACAGATCTTGATAGAGGTATTGAGACCACATCAACATCAAAAACAGTTGATGGTAAAACTACTTTTGGTGCATCAATGAGGCAAACAACAGAAGAAGATAGGCAGAAGTTTTTTGCAGAAAACCCACAAGCAGCACAATTATTAAATATCAAGGATCAGTTTGAATTAGATTCTTTAGGTGCTGATATAAGTGCAAGTGCTAGACCACAAAAACTTAAACAAGGTGGTTTTGTATCAGGTCCAGGTGGTGTGGATAAAGTTCCTGCAAGATTAACTGCTGGTGAGTTTGTGATGAGTAAAGGAGCAGTTCAAAAGTATGGTGTCAACACTCTTAAATCTATGAATGCTGCTGGAGGTGGAACTAATATTCCAACACTTATGGGAGGAAAACCAGGTTATGAGGGTGGTGGACTTGTTGAAGTAGAAGCAGGATCAATTAATTCATATCAAGATGCTATTGATGCTGGTATTCAAGTAGAGGATACTATTGTTGGTAATCAACGTTATGGAAAAATAAGGTGGAAAGAAAAGATGCCAAGAGGTTTCTTTGGTCTTGGAAAGCAAAAGTATAGAGTAATGGGAACCAAGTGGTTATCCTCTGGTTTTGGTTCAGAGCATAATAAGACTCTTGCCATGTCAACTGAAGATTATGTTAATATGAAGATGGATTGGTCTGGAGCATCATCTTCATCTGCAAAAGTTGAACCTGCAAAACCAAAAATGGTTAGAGGGCAAGGAAATAAATTAAGAGCAGTACCATCTAAATCTAGTGATCCCAATATACAACCTTCGGAGAAAAAGAAAGTTACTGTTGCATATGAAGAAGAAAAAGATAAGATGTCTGATAAACCAAGTATGGATAAACCAGGTAAGGAAATACCTCCATTTGGTGTAACTAAAGGGAGATCTCCTCAAAAAATGAAAGTGTTGGGGATTAGTGTATAATGGCAATAACTGCAAATAAACTTTTAGGAAAGAAGGGAGGAGCACTTGCGGTTGTCCCCAAATCTCCTTTGGTTGTATCTTCTGTTGGGAAGTTAGATAAAATACCTGAAAAACCTAAAGAGGATGTTGTTTATACTATTCGTACAAGAGTAATAGAAATTGACAAACTTCTAAAGGGAACTCTTGCTGCCGAAAAAGTTCAGCAAAAGAAAGAAAGGCAACAAAAGGAAAATGAGAAAAGACAACAAAAAGAAGAGGGATTGGAAAAACCAGATAAAGATGGTGATGAAGAAACTCCAAAAAAATTAATACCCAAAATTGGTTTCTTAGAAAGAATTAAACAATTTATTACTAAGGTTCTTCTTGGTTGGATTGCTTTTAATTTAATTAAGTTTTTACCTCAAATAGTTAAGATTCTTAAACCAATAGCTGCAGTTGCAGGTTTTCTTATTGATTTTGCTGGCAAACTTCTTAATGGATTAGTAACTTTTGTTGATTGGGGATATAAAGCACTTGATGCAACTAAGGGATGGATAGGAGATAAATTTGGGGAAGGTGCTGCTCAAAAATTTGAGTCCTTTATGGGCAATCTCACTAAGATGTTTAATGGGATTGTTCTTCTTGGGATGGGTATTGCCAAATTGGCGATGATGGGAAGAAAACCCCAATTACCTAAAGGACAAAAACCTAAACCTAAACCAAAACCCAGATGGCAAAAAGCTCTTCAGAGAAAGTGGAAGAATAGTAGAGTTGGTAAATTTTTTCGCAATAATGCAGCTGCGAGAAAAAAATTAATTCGTAAGATTACAAAACCTGTTAGTAAAGCAGTAAGGGTTTTAAGACCAAAGAATATTGTAGAAAATTTAAAGAAAACTAAACTTGGGAAAAAAGTAACTGAAAGGTTTGCTAAAGCTTCTCAGCAAGTAGATGATGTTATTAAAGATCCTAAAAAAGCTTTAGAGAAGTTAAAAAAAACACAGGTAGGTAAAAAAGTAACTGAGATTGCTAAAAAGGTAGATCCAAGAAAGATTAAGTTTAAGATGCCTCAAATAAAGACTCCTGCATGGATGAAGAGTGCTGGATCTGCTATTAAAAAGAAATTTACAAGTGCATCTGCTTGGATTAAGAGTATTCCTGCTAAAACAAGGCAGATGTGGGATGATGTTGCAAAGAAGGTTGGTCCTTATATTGATGAGATGGGTGAAGGAGTAGTTAATATTGGTAAAAATATTGGAGCAAAGTACAAAGAGGTTGCTAAAAACATGGAACCTCAAAAGGTTATTGATGATTTAACGGCTAAAATTAGACCAGCTATTGATGATGTTTTAAAGAAAAGTCCTATTCTCAGTAAACTTAGTAAAGGTTTAAATCCTCAGAGTGTACAAGGTCTCCTTACTAAGGCAGCAAATAATCCAGCATTAAAGAAACTAATTAATACTTTGAAAGCTAATAAAGGTGCTTCTAAAGGATTGGGACCAATTGATAAAATCATTACTGCTTTGATGACTCTTTGGGATTATACTATGGGAAGGGAGGCTCCTGTTAACGCAATTTTAAAGGGATTGGGTGGATTATTTGGATATGGTGTTGGTTTCTCTGCTGCAAGTGCCGTTCCTGTCCTTGGGCAAAGTGGTATATTTAATTTTATGGGAGGTATGGCAGGTGGTATAGCAGGTGAGTGGTTAGCAATGAAGACTGCTAAGGTATTAGCAAAAACTCCATTAGGAGAGATTGATGATCCTATTATGGGTCCAAAAGATATAGAGGCAGGATTACCAGCAAGAAAATTGGTAAGAGATCCTGATGGACTCGTAGATCATATGATAGGAGGTCCGAAGGTTAAGGATGAGGGTGGTGGAGAAGGAGGAACTAAGGAAGGTGATGGAGAAAATGTCACAGCAAAAGGTAATAAAGAAAATATTGTCCCATTAGATGTAGACGCTGTTTCTAAGAAAGCAGATAATATTTCTATGAATACTTCTTATCAAGAAGGTGGTGATGAGACAGTTGTTGTTCCTTCTAGATCTCAAACTTCAAATAGTAGTGAATCCTCTTCATCATCAGAAAATTTAGTAACTGCTACTG